GCACTGCCAACCGAGGAAGCCCAAAAGACGGAAGATCTACAAGACGTAGATCCAAGCCTCTTGGGCACCACTTCGGTGCCCCCACTCGTGGATTTGATCCACATTCTCCCAGTTAATGAACTGGGACCCAACGGAGTTTAAGTGTAACTGCTCCGCGCAGTGCGAATCGCTCTAAATGGAGCTCATCCTGACTAACCAAATCATCCATATTGGACGATTGAAGGTCAGAGAGAACGAAGTCCCATTGATTTCTCTCCGCGTCCTTTTGGGACGACAAGGAGGCTTCCTTAGCCTCCAAGTTAAGAAGAGATTTCGCAAGAGCACCGTATCCCTCTATCTTATCAGTGCGATAGATAGGTCTAGGGACCAACGCTTTTACTTCGAAGCGTTGGAGTTTCTCGTTCCATCTTTCGACGGAACGATAACCCAAGAAAGAGAAACGGCCAAATCCAGGAGAATCCGCCGAGACGTAAGGCAAAGGCCCTACGACCATCTCAATGCGGTTAAACATGAGAGTGGCAGTCCGCCAGTAACCCTTTTTGTAAAAAAGATTTGCTGTGGCTATCCATGACATGATTCTCTTTGGTTGTCGCTTGTTCTCTGGACGCAGTTCCCGGATGTAAACTGGTGTAACCAATTCACCACGGTATGCATCTACGCCACAAGACTCTCTGAAGTTTCCACTCAAGAAAGTCTTATTAACGTTCACCTTGCAATTGTACTTTCGCAGGTGGTCGAGAACAGTAATCGCATACGTCGTAGGGACAATAATATCGTCCCCATAGACGTGGAGTCTTCGAGAGACTTTAAAAATGCTCTCCGGACTCACTGGAAGGCTTTGTGCCCGCAATAAAGCAATTACACATATAGTGTAAAAGTACATTGCTTCAACGGGAAAACAAAGTGCACTACCCATGGAGGCAAACTTACCAAGTGGCGACACGATTGTGCCATCTGGCAGCTGTGCCTTCGTCGATCTACATGCTGCGATCGCCTCCTGAAGGTCAGGATTTGAACGGAACATCTCCAATGCAAGATCACGGGGAACCCGGTCACTGGCATCAGAAAGGTCAATCGTTGCTAATCGACCAGAAATCGACGACTTGATCGCCAACCTTTGGTTTATACTCTGATCACGAAAATTAATGTGACCACGAGTTAACCAATACGACTCGAGCTCCTTATACAGGATGTCTCGAATCCCTTGTTGCACGTATTGCATGCAAGCGGGTTCTATGGCGATGATACGGGGACCTTTCAAGGTCTTCGGAACAGGAACAACACGTACTGGTTGTTCACCATCCCGTGACACGAACGTTACTAACTTGAGCTCCTTCGAATCGCATGGCAATCCTTCCGGATAACCATTTGATATCAAAGGGAAATACGGCTCAAGACGGTCGTGCCACCTCAGCCAAGCAAATTTCTGATTTCCAGAAACACGCTCAGCAGTAGCTCCCGGACCGTGTTTTGGCCAACTTCGATCAATCCGAATAGGACTGATAAGGTTATGCCAAAGCACAAAAGAGACAGAAGCAAAAGCTTCCTCATCTTCTTTTGAGAGCGAAAACTCTTGAAAAGATTGCTCAGACTCAACGAAACCTCGAAGTGTTCTCTGCACCCTTTGCAGGGTACAGTCAATCCTAAGCTTTTTGAAGCTAAGGCAAATTTGCCTAATCGCCTCAACAGCCAAAGATCTAACACCAAGAGTAGAGCTAGATTTTTTATTGTCTGGCTCGTCATTGAGAATCCTCCCAGTCTTACAGTCAAACACAAGACCGACCATACCTTGCAAAAATGCAGGGATTGGTCCATTCTTTCGGAAGTTCCGAAAGGATGTTGGGTCTATAAAACCGCTAGCCAGGCTTCTTTCGAAGTCCGAGCAGAATGCGGGTAAGGCAATCGTTATAAACGAAATGCCCTCGTGCTTGACTCGTGACCTGATAGTTTCAAGGTCACGTAAATCAAAGACATCAGCGATACACTTGATGGTGGCGTCTAGATAGATTGCCTCCATCAGCTCTAAGTGGTCACTTACGTTGCTTTTCATGCTACCTCCTGACTAGGGGGACGGCATCAAGCCACGCAATTTTCCTCTCGTTGTTCATATGAGCCGATTAAGGCACATACTTCAGGAACAACGAGTACAAACCTTAACCAACCACATAAAACAACACCTTGGGACTTAGGATCTGAAGTCTTACGACTCCAGACCGAAAATCTTACCGGTGTAAGTGGTATCGATCAGCGTAAATAACGCTGCTCGCAACTGGTCTACGGTAGTCGCTGAGAAGCCCACTTCTGGGCGATCAATGACGACGTAGATGCCTAACGTCTCGTAATCGTTGACAGACGTCAACGGATCCGCGACGATGGCTCGCTCGTCGGCCCGCACCATGGAACGAATTCGTCCCTTGGATTGCTGGTGCGACACGGTCAATTTGAACGTGCCGTCCGCGAGAGCATAAGAGGATTTTAATCCTCCCGACTCAATTCGCGGCATCGACTTTGCGACCGAGTTGACGGTTAAGACTTGTGGGTCGGATAACATTGTGGTTGACCTCCTAAAGGTTAATCATGCTTGTTTACCAATCCAGGTGACATCCAGCGCATTAGACTGGAGCACTTATCTTAGGAATTGGTCGATAGATACATCGCTACGTTCGCATAATGCCGAGCGCAGCTAGTATCGCGACTTGCTTGGGACTTAAATTATCCCAATGCACGCCGAAACCAAATGGACTCTCTGCTTCTTTTCGCTGTTTGACATCGATTACTCGATCCCATTGCAGCGTCTGCACACCTCCTGACGCAGCGTTAAACGGAGTTATCTGTTTATAGCTGTAAGTCAGAATTTGATGGTGTATCAGATACAGATACTTGGCAACTAAACCATCGACGGCAAAGTCATTGATCGCGTTAACTACGTGACCACTGTCTGTAACCCAATCGATGAGCCAAGTCCAAGGAGTTGCTCGGTAAATATTAGCCGGTGTTAGTCGCGCGCCGTGTAACGCCAATTGGCGTCGCAGGGCGCCCAGCATCCCTTCGGATTCTGGGCTGCGTTCATCTAAATACGGCTGATAGTAACGAAAGCGTCCTACCCCTTCGGCGTAAGACCACTTGTTCCGCCATACTTCGATGGATGGCGGACCTGTCATACAGGACTGCAGGTACTGCGTGTTAGTCGGGTAAACCCCGAGGTACCACGAAGAATCACTGTAGACCTTAACAGTGTCACTATTATTCACCAGGATAGCCTTCCGTCTATGCCAGTCGCCGTTATCTTTCATTAAATGATCGATGCGGCGGTCTAACTTGATGATATTATCACACAAGTTGGACAGGTCCTTTATAAACGGAACATAACCGAAGTTATGATTCACGAAATGGTCAGCTGCCTTTTTAGGCATAACGGCCATATCTCGAATCCTGGGATTAGCCTTATACAGGTATCTCCAAGCATCCGAGAAGCCTTTTGCTGTGGTCTTGAGCATATGAGGTACATCACGTATCTCAGCTAAAGCCACCGCTAAACCGCCCATCTCAATTTTAGGCTTGGTACTATCCCAAACCCGGCTATCCAACGTCGACGTTGACGGCACTAAAGGAGAATTCGCGCCAATGGCGCTTTGTGGGCCGAGGCCAACAGGGTATCCACCGAGGGTTAAAACATCCTCAGTGGCGCCCGGAAAGCTAGACGGTCCACCGAACCTCCCCACGTACTTTACTTTTCCGTATCCGAACCCAGAAATCTGGTATTCGTAATTGGAAATGTAGGTACCTGGAGCCGTCAGGCCAGAAAGGCCAAAAGGCGTGATTGTTATCTTTCGGAATGGGCCCCCGTTAATAAAAGGCGGACCGCCATGGACTTCGTCCATGCACGATTCAGCCTTCAAATACGGCAAATCAGCTCTGCCTTCCAGATCAAAGAATTTGATCCAGTTGCCAGAGTTGGCTGGTACCTCAATAAAGTAGGTACCCCAATGTACTGATTGTGATCCAGAAGGATCAGGTGTTACCCTTGAGCGAAAGCGCGCCTTCTTTATAAACTTCACCGGATGCGGTTGTCTGCGCGGACGGCGTTTCCTCTTTCGAGGAGGCCGCCAGCCAGGGAATCCAAAACCCGGCGTCGTCAAAAGTGTCGACATTTCAAAACCTCCATTTGGAAAGTAGATATGTGGGTAAAACATCCACATTGCTGCTGCAAACCTACTCGAGGTATAACCTCGTTTCGGCAGATGTAGGCTAGTGACACCATTTACCTTTAGTGTTCGCTCCGGGTTCAACAGGAGCATCACTAACCACAAACACCATCGCTGGTGTCTGAGGACCCCCCGAGG